AGTCATGCGCCGCGCCTTCTCGGCTTGAAAGGCTGGTGACGCCTCCCGGCATTGACGCGAGCAGAACCGCCGGCGGCTGCCGTGACTTTCCGGAATCTCGAAGGGGCGGCGGCATTGCTCGCATCGGATCGTGATGCTTCGCTTTAACGCCGCCCCGACATGCGCTGCCCGACAAGCGGGAGAGCACGTCTTCGCCGTCCCGGCGCGGCTCGGAGGAACCTTGAACTCCGAGCCGCACACGCTGCACTTCATGATCGCTCCGCGAAACCTTGCCATTGAACCCTCCGTTATCCACGGATTGTTTAGGCTATTCCCGCGAAAAGATCAATAATTACAGCGCCGTCGTGGCTGTCTCAAGTCTTGTCATCCAGAGCTGGTTGAGGATCACGGTGAGGTGATACATCTTCCATCCGATGAACCCGCGCTGCCCGAGCGGGTCCGACTTGTCCCGCTGGTTGACCGGCACGATGGCCGGGGAAATCGAACCGGCGCCGCGGAGCGCGACGCGGCCGTAGGCTTCCTTCCCGAGGAACAGGAGCGGGTAGACATCGGCGGCGGCGCCGCTCGTGGTCTTCGTCCCGTTCGTCGAGGCGGTCCCGCCAGCGTCCGAGAACGGCTCAAGATCCTCGGAGAGGACAAAGCGCACGTTCTCGACCGATCCGATCTCCTGCTCGCAGATTATCTTCTTCGAGCCATAGGAGGCGCAGGGGATGAACCCCGGCAGGTTCCGGATGTCCGGCTCCAGGTCGGTGTGGCCGATGGCGACCCAGCCCGGCTCCACCGCGCGCGTGGCGAAGTTCGGCGAGGACGAGAGCGCCATCGTGATCATCTTCGCCTTGTTGCGACGGAGGCCCCGCACCACGGCCCGGATCTTGTCGAGGCTGAGGACGGAGTTGACCGCGGCCCGCGAGGAGCCGTTGGCGTAGGAGACGGACGTTCCCGCCCGGAGGATCGCCCAATCAAGAGCCTCCTGCGTGCGGTAGATGTTGTCCGAGCACTGCTGGTAGGCGTCCTTCGCGACCTGATCGAGGGCGAAGTCCTCGATGATGTCGGTGATCTCGACGACCTGCCCAAACTGCTTCAGCGTGCCGGTCACGGTCTCGTAGCCGAACTGCGTCAGGTTGGGGGTCACGCCCTCGAAGAGGGGCGTGGTCGCCGGGTCGAAGGTGATCGGACGCCGCCACTTGATGACCTGCGTCTTGTTCTTCGGCATGGTCTGATTCATGCCGAACTTGTCGAGAACGACGGTGTGCGCCGCGTAGGAGAGCATCTCCACGGCGACGTAGGCTTCGATGACCGGCGTAATGCCGGCGTCGGTATAACGAGTTCCGCTCATGGCGGGGGCTCCTCATCAGAGGGCCGCCCGAAGCTCCTTGTCCTTGGCGGCGGCGAAGCGCGTGAAGTGCGCATCGAAATCGCCGGTCTCAGGATGGAGATTGCCCGGTCGCGCTCCGCCCCCCGTTCCCGGGGTGGATGCGGCGCGCATCTGGCGCTGTCGTCGGTCGGCCGAAGGGTCTTTGGATGGGTTCGGGGAGCCGATGAACGCCTTGAAGGCTTCGAAGACGCTTGCCGCGCCAACGGGATCGTAGATGCCGGTCTTGTTCGCCTCGACAATCGCCCCGAACTTGGCCGGGGCTTCGGTTTGCAGCCACTCGGAGAACCGCGGACCCTCCTTTTCGAGGGTCTCGTAGAAATCCGGGTGCTTCTGGAGGAGCGCGCCGTTGTTGGCGTCGAGCGTTTCGCGTTGCTGCTCGTCGCCCATGGCCTTGATCGCAGACGTGTTGTCGCTGAGCCGCTTCACCTCCTCCCGGAGGTCTGCCAGCTCGTCGATGAACGGCTCCGCGAGGTCGGGATACTCCTCCCGGACCTGCTTCAGACGCTCCGTCCGCTTCTCGCGCTGCTCCTCGCCTTCCTTGGGCTTGTCGCCGGCCGCGGGGGCGGGCGTTCCTGCCTTCAGTTCGGCGACCTGCCGTTGCAGGGCTGCAATCCTGCCCGCGTCGGAACGCTCACGATGCGCGAGGGCTTCCTCGAACGTCATGCGCCATTCCTCGGGGGCCTCCCGCCAGCTTCTCGCCCGAGGCTTCTCGGGCTGCTTCTGGCTGTCGTCGGCGCCTTGACCGTCATCCGCCGGCTGGGGAGCGGGCTTCTGATCGTCTGGCTCGGTCGTCTTCGCTTCCACCGCAGCGGCGAAAGCCTTCTCGAACTCGCCGGCCTCTTCGGCGGGCGAGGAATCGTCCTCGGTCATGGATTGGTCCTTGTGGGGGTGCGGCCCTTGAAGGGCGGCGGTCAGTCGGCCGTCAGTAGGACACGTCCTCTGGCGGCAGTTCCGAGGGGGCTTCGGCGGCCAGGGCGATGATCGCCCGCGCGGCGGCCAGTCGGCCCCTCTCGAACTCGGTGAAGACCGGATCGGCGGCGCGCTGACATATCGCGCGCACGCTCTCGGCCTCGATCTCTTCGGCTCTGGCCTTTACGGCGAGCCATGTGTGGGAATGCTCGTCGATCACACGATGCCGCCGCCGCCGACGCCTGTGACGCGCTTGTCGGCGATCTCGGCGGCGGCGATCCGCTCTTTCGCATCCCGATCGCCGCGCGCCTTCTCCAGCATGGCGGCCAGCTTGTCGACTTCGATGTTCCGGTCCTCGGCGAGGCCCATCATCGCCGTCTGATGCCCGAGCATCGCCACCTCCCGGCGGGACGCGCTCTCCATCTCGGCGACATCGAGCTTCATGTTGATCTCGGCGAGCCTCAACTCGCCCTCGCTCGGGCCGGTCTTGCCGTTCTGCGCCACCGCCCACGCCTGCTTTTCCTCGGCGGAGCGGATGAACGTGTCGGAGTCGAGGAGAAGGGACCGGAAGAACGTCCGCTTCACCTCCTCGATGTCGATGTCCTCGTCGTCGGCGAAGTTCGCCATCAGCCACATGAGGTTCTGGGACTGCAATTCCCGGACAAGGAGCACGGAGGAGCCCCGCGCGCGCGTCTCGTAGTCCCCGCGGATGTGGTCCTTCGTCGTGTGCTGCATGTTCCAGTCGTAGAAGCGACGGATCAGCGGGACCGCGAGGTCGTCATCCCAATTCCGGACGATGCGGCGGAAGAGGATGTTCCCGGCGGACATCATCATCGCCATCCCGCCGACCGTCTTCGTCTGCCCCTCGTGGTATTCGCCCTGCTGGATCTGCGGAAGGCCGGCCACGTCGTCGATCTGCGCCCGCGCCATGGCGATAATGTTCGCCAACTGCCCCTGGTTCATGTCGAACTGAATCGGGAAGACCGGCGTGTAGCGGGCGCCGCCGTTGTTCACCTCGTCGTCGAAGATCCATACCTGCCACGGCCTGATCTGGTTCGTCCCGTCCTCGGTCTTCGCCTTGGAGGAGCGGGCGATCATCGGGCCGGCCGCGACGCCGGCGTTGTCCATCATCGCGCGCCATGCCGCGGAGAGGATGCGCTGCTCGTTCCGGATGATCCACGGGATGCCGTAACCCCAGAGCGAGGCTTCATCCCGCTCAAGGCAGAACATGGAGAAGAGCGACTCCCCGCTGTCCAAGGGGTGCGGGTCAACCTGAAGCACTTCCCCGTCGCAGAACAGCACGACGATGTTGATCTCGTCGAGCGGGTCGGCCTCGTCCGCCATGGCGATGAGGAAGTCGTCGCCCAGATACTCGCCCAGCGCGCGGATGTCCTCGCTCTCCAGAGCCCCGACATAGCGCCACACCGAGAAGCGCGGCTCCGTCCGGGTGTCCGTCTTCTCGCCGATGGCCCTCAGTTCGGCCAGATACCAAGGCGCATCGCCGGTCGGCCCGCGCTGGATCAGCCTCCGGAGCGCGTCCTTGTTGATGCCGGGCAGCTTCGCGAGCGCCCGCATCGAGCGTTTCGTCTCCAGCGAACGAACGAGAAAGCCCTCGGCCTCCTCCATCGTCGTCGCGTCCGGGTCCGGGAAGAACGACCACGGGTCGATCCGCCGGGCGGAGGGGCGAGGATCGCCCCCGAACTCCAGCCGGAAGACCTGCTTGGGCTTGCCGTTCTCATCGAGGACCGGCTTCCCCGCCTCATCAAGCATGACCTCGGGAACCCAGCCCCTCCGGAGTCGGGTGTTGACGGTCGGACCCTCGATGATCCCGGCGCCGAGCCGGCAGGCGTCGTCAATCACGTCACGCGCGGCGGCGGAGAACCGGGACTCCGCGAGCTGGTCGGCGATCTCGCGCTCCATCCCCTCGCAGCGGCGCAGCGCCTCCTTCTGCTGGCGCTTCAGCGCGTTGAACGCCGCCTCGACCTGCGAATAGTCGGCGTCGGCCGCCGGCGCTCCACCGTCTTGCCCCTCGGCCGCTTCCACCGCGGCCTTCTTCTCGGCCATCTCATCGGCCAGGCGCTCCGTCTCGATCTCCATCTCGGGAACAGGCGTCGGTGAGATGTCCCAGCACTTCTCGTCAGTTGGGAACAGCATGTCGACGAGCTTCGCGGCCATCGCGTTCGTCTTCACGCGGGTCACGTTGACCACGACATCCGACCTGATCCGTCCCGCGGTGCGGAGCTTGTTCAGCTTCATCTCAAGGTCGCGGTCATGGAGCCCATGGAATCGGCGGAGATCGTTGAGCCACCGCTCTTCCACCGGCTGCTTCCGCCCGACCCAGATTCGCGCCTTCTGATCGAGCGCGGAGAGGACCGAGGAGAACCGCGCTTCACGGACGGCCTGAGCCTGCTCCTCGGTCGGCGCGTTGTCGTCTTCCTCGGGCAGCGGAACGGGTTTCAGCACGTCAATACCCCGCGGAATCGTCGAGGGTCACGAAGCCGGAGGGCTGCGCTTGGCGCTCGGTCGCCGGGACCGGCTGCGCGACGGCTCGGCCGGTCATCACGAGATAGCGGGTGCAGTTATGGACGATCAGTCCGCCCCCAACGGCGAAGGCGCCGATGCCGGGAACCGTCAGGCAATAGACATCAGCGCGGCCGGCTTCGGTTACGGACAAGCACCTTGGTAGCGCAGGGTCGGCTGCATGTGACTGTCTTCCGGTATTTGTTGACGCGGAAGACAGTCCCGCACTCGACGCACGTTCGATCGACATCATCGACGCCGGAAGCGTGACGCGCGCGGGTCTTGCAGGCATTGGAGCAAAAGCGATTGGTCCCGGTGTCTCGGACCACTGCCACGCAACCGCAGAACTCGCAGCGAATCCAGGTGTCCCTATGGAGGAGGTGCTTGACGTCCTCATAATGCTCTCGATGCCACGCCTGACCAGCGTCAGAGCCATGCCAAGCGCGCGCCGCGCTGACCGCCTCATCGGGAACGCCGCGCTGATGGCCGATCTGATGATGGGAGACATGATCTCCGTGCGGAAGAAGCGTGAGATTTTCGAGTGCGTTGTTGCTTCTGTCGTGATCGACATGGTGGACGTGAAATCCATCAGGGATCGGGCCGTGCGCGTCGGCCCAGACGCGCCGATGGAGGCGCTCCCCATCCCTCTGGAAGTATCGCCCGCAGAGATAGTATCGGCGGCCCCGATACTCTTGGATCGTGTCCGATATGACTGAGACTGACATTCAAGATCACCCATGCTGCTCGATACCGCAGTATGGCATGATTTCCCTTCCATGTCAGCCGCTTTGACCCATCCATCCGGGGTCAGAAACAGATGGTCGGGGGTGCAAAGGATGTCTCCATGACCAGCGAATGCGAGCCTCACGATCTTCTTGTCGCGCCCATAGCGGCGGCACTCCGTGAAGGGCGCCATCTGTCCGCCGACAGTTCGGACATAGCCTGATTGCCCCTCAATCTCCGCGATGCGCCGGAAACCTTCGCTTGTCTCGACGAGCGTATCGCCATGGAAGCAGTCCATGAGGTGGTCGTTCTTCTTGACGATCGCGCCCTTCTCATCCCGCCGGTAGATGCGATACTCGTCGATCCAGCTCACGAGCGTCCGGAACACCTTNAGCCGCCCGGTNGAGAGCGCCATCCACACCGCATCAATCCCGGCATGGACGGAGTTGTTCGCCATGCTCAGGNGCAGCCCGAGATTCTGGTAGTCNGCCAGCAANTGTTCCCCGTCGCGCTGGCTCCTGCCCCGTGANGCGGGGTCGATCACGCCCTTGATCCACTTCCCTCGCGCCATGATCGCCGCGGCGTGGATGCTCGCCTCCGCCTGGCCCCGGTAGTGCTCCGAATAGAGGACCATCGACCAGTCCGCGGGGTTCCACGCGCCCCAGAGGCAGGCCGTCCGGTTCCAGCCGACGTCCAGCGCATAGGCGCGCGGCCAGTAGTCCGGGATCATGAACGGGTCGATCAGCACCTCGGAGAGCGGGACCGGGTAAATCGCGCCGCTCCCGAGGCTCGGCGTGCCCTTGGAGCGCGCGTCGCGGAGATGCGGCGGCGTCGAGGCGAGGAGTTCCGCCTTGGTGCGCTCGTCGAGGTGGGGAACTGAGTCCCAACCGGCGGTTATCAGCGCCTTGGACGAGCTGATCTCGATCACGCCCTCCATCAGAGGTGCAGTCCCAGCCGATCCACGAGCGCGCGAGGAGCGACCCAGAGGTGATCGAACCCATCTTCGGCGTCCGGGCCGATGACATCGAGGAGCGCGGATTCCTCCCCCACGATCTCCCTGCGGATGCGGTCGGCTTCCCGGCGCTGCACCGGCTGCGCGGTCGGCGAGGAGATCGCGAGGTGCGCGCAGCCGTTCGGCAGAAGCCGGACGAGCACGGTGAACACCGCGTTGGAGTAGGCGCCGGTCACGAAGCCCAGCCATCCCTCGCCCAGCGCGCCGGGCTGGACATCGCCCTGCGCCCAATTCCCCCACTCGCCGGTGAGGCGGCGCTTCTTCGCCTCGCGGATCGCGGCCTTGCGCTCATGCCTCGGCGCGGCGTCGTCGAGCGCAGCGGCGAGCTGCGAGGCGGACCATGCGGCGGGGGTGTTCATCAGGAGGCCGCCACCGCGGAGACGCCATACGTCCCGTCGCCGTAGCGGGCGATCGAGATGCGCCGGTAAATCAGCCCGCCGGCGCCGAGGGGGTGGTCGGCCGTGTCGGCCGCGGCGCTGGCGCTCTGGAGCTGCACCGTCCAGTGACAGGCCGCGTCGGCGTAGATTTCGAGATACTGCGTCCCGTCCGGGATCGCCGCGCCGCCCTTCGCCGCGCC